CCATTATATGCCATTAGTGGATTAGCAATATCGGCTGCAATTCCCTCCATAACACAAACATCCTCTTCAGTATAATTACCCGTTTCTTTTGCTAAATCGATAAGAATACGAAAGGCAGCAAAAACAATCTGACTTGGCATGCGTAAATCGTACTTGCTGTAATCACCGGCGAGAATGCGATCATCACCAAATTTCTTCATATGACGAGACATTTGATCCCATTCTGGGCCTTGAGCGTTAATCCCAACAGCACACTCAGAAACAAAAGGATGTAGTGAAAGAAAACGAGCAATTGGAAGAAAATATTTACGCACCCCTAATTGTAAAGCAATAGGTGCTGCTTGGAAAACACGCACTTTGTCCTTAGTTAATTTAGTAGGTTCATCTTTCAATGAAGCTTTAAAAATAGGATAAGCACGTTTGCCTTCAAGATAAGCTTTCTCCATACGACGATATTCCTCCCAAAATTGGGCATCCAATTCAACAGGACATGCATAATCCGGATAATCATCTGGATTAAGAATGGTAATATATGCACTCTTAGGACCTGAAAGAGGATAACCAATAGAAGTAGACGTTTTCATTTTATCAATAAAACGTTTTCCATCAATACCGCAAACAGTTTGCATATCAGTCAATGGAACAATTTCTTCCTTAATATATTCCTTCGAATGAAGAAGTGCAACTAAAGGTTTCTTATAATCAATGACTGCTTGCTTAAGTAAATGTCCTTCTATACCTACCGAAGGTTTGCAGGAATGGGCAAGAGATTCTTGCCAAGGCTTCCATTTCTGTGGTCCAAATTTTGGTGGGCCCCATTTTTGAGGGACACCACACACCTCCGTAACATAGGGAGAAATAACTGTATCCTCAACTGAAGAATGGGCTGTAGTACCACCACTAACACTCCCAAATACTTCAATATTGGAGCCTTCAGGAAGGAAATTAACCGGACTTTTAGGATGAATATCACTTCCCACAAAATACTGAACACCATACTGGTTAAGCATCATTTCACCCTCGCTTTTATGCAGGAGTAATCCCTCAATTTTACGAAGATTTCTTTCTGCATCAACAATCATGGAATAGGTAAGCATACCTGCTCCGCC